TTCGCTTTGCTTGTTTGTTAAATCCCTCTCTAACAACTTGATCTGCAAAAGGTAAATATTCTGCATCTATGATTTGTTTTATTTTTGGTCTTATAGCTATTGCGGCTTGTAATTCTATAAGCTTACCATCTTGTGTCGGTAAATCTCTATTGGCTAATGATACTACTTCTCTTTCAATCCTATCTAATGTTGAAGTCAAAGTTTTGTAGTATTTAGCTTCTGCGAGTTCTATTTGTTTGATTCGGTATTTAGTTGCGTCCTCTACTATATCTGCCATAATTTGTTCTATATCTGTTCTATTATTTTGTCCAAAAACATAGATATTTTAGACAATATATTATTTGACCTTTATATCAAATTTTAATAGATTTTATACATTAAACAAACAAGGGAGAGAAAATGATACAAGAAATGGACAAAAGTAAAATGAGGTTTTGTCAAAGAATAGAAGTTGAGGTATTGGAATATGATAATCTTGACTTTGGTTATGACATAATGTTTTACAGCAAAAATAAATATCTTGGAAAAAAAGTATTACCTCAAACTTCACTTTATAAAATAAAAGAGTTAGTAGGAGTTGATATGTACGAATACTTTTTTGAAAAAAGATGTGTTCCAAGTAAAATTGATTATTTAATGAAAACAAGAACAATGGGTGGTGATTTTAGAATCACAAATGTTCAGTTTTGGTTAGGTAATGAAACATATAATATGAACACAGGTAAATATGAGAAAGTAGCATAAAGAATTTTAAATAGTAAAATTAAGGCGATCTTTATGGTCGCCTTTTTTATATCTGTTCTTCTTCTACTTCTTGATCTTCTTGCTGAGGTTCATCTTGTGTAAAAGAACCGACTTCAGGTTTAGTATCTATTTCTTCAAAGATTTGGTTTAGCTTCTCATCATTATCAACTACTGCTCTTGCTATCTCTTTATCAATCTCTTTAGTTAGTGTAGCTGAGTCAACTCCTGATGCCTTAGCTTGTTGGAAAAACATAAGATCACTAGCATAGTCTCTAATATTAAATGAGTCAGGATAATTTATTTCACCATCATATGTTGCGTTTTGAAACTGTGCGTATAGTCTAAATATTTGTTCTTCTGCTAATTCTAAGTTATCTGCTTTTTCTGATAGTCTAGCATTAAGTAATTCAAATTCTGTTTGTAAAGCTATACCTGAACTTACTTGTGTCTTTGTGGTTCTTACTGCACCAATATGGGCTATTCTGTTTATTGAATTAACTTTGTTTTCTATTGATGTCATTATTGAGTTTAGATTAGAACCATTTGGTTGTAGTAAGTATGGTTTTAAGTTTGGCTCTATTTCTTCAGGCATTTCTATTATTGCACCAGCACCAGCACTTGCATTGACACTTGGAGTCTTAACTAATGATGGGTGATTTGATAATCTAATTAATTGTTCAATCTCTGAGTATTCATTGTAAATTGCTTTTTGTAAATCTGCTATATCTGTAAGGTCTGATTGACCAATCCCTTTTTTATGTGATTTGGAATTGTATAAAATAACTGCTGGTATTTTGCCAATCAGATTATCGGCAGTATCTATTATTGTGGGTTCTTCCCTATCTGCCATATAAATAGTATCTATACGATCAGGATACCAAACCCTCATATATGTTCCACCATCTTTATCTACTTCTTCTCTAATTTTAAGATAGTCTAAAACATATTTACCATTTGGTTCTCTTTTAAAATTCCAATCTAAAACATTCTCAGGTGTTACGATTGATATGTATGGTCTTATATCTTGTTGTAATTCTTCTGCTCTTGTTCCTAATGTTAGATTCGGTTTATCTAATATTAAAAAGCAATGACCATAAATAGAAGAATAGTTTTGTGCTTGTTTGATTACGTTGTTAAAATTATTACCATCTAAATCTGCGTCTCGTAGAAATGTGTCTAAACTTTGTTCTTCAGACATTGAACCAAAATCTCTTGATGGTTTAACTCTAAATAAAAAAGATGAATAGATTTGTATTACGTTTCTACAATGATTATCACAAGGTGTGTTAGCAAGTCTTTGATTAAACTCGTTATCTAATTCAAGATTGTATCTATTTAAATATTGACCAAGAGTATAATCATAACCACCATTATAAGATCGTATGTAATATTCCCAATTAGAAACATTCTCTTTATAATCTTTATGTACGTCTATTGCAGTATCTCTTGAATATGCCATTACTTAATTGCCCATCTTGCTGGTTTTGAATATGACATATTACTTGTGAGTGGTTTAATGTAATCAATTAAATAACCTAAAGCATCATTCATATGGTCAAAACCTTGTTCCTTGTCAGGAATATTTGTGTTTTCCTTGTATATCTGTCTTTGTAATCCTTTTATCATTGTTTTGCAAGATTTTGAAACGAAAATATATCGAAGTCCTTTAGAATCTTTTAGCTTACTATTTACTGCATTGACTCTATCTCTTATCGATGGGTGTTTGTGTTTTACTTTTACTTTGAAACCAGCATTTTGCAAAATAGATAAATCAGTTCTACCACCAGCAGAAGTTTTACGTTGTCTTGATGCTGGGTCAGGATAAACAAATATTTGAGCTTTTGCACCATATCTATCTCTAATCTCTTGGCACATTTCATCAGTATTACTTGAATAAATTACTATCTCATCTACTACATAAACTTTATCTTTTTCTATTTGTGCTACACAAGCTGACATTGGGTCTACGTTAAAGTCCATACCTAAATGAAAAGGTTTAGACCAATCTATCTTTTTATCTATTACAGAATCAACAGGGTGAAAGTTGTAATATACAGCACCAGCATAATTTTCAAATGCACCCTCAAACTCTTGTCTATAAGTTCTAATATCTACGTCTTGTTTAGCTTGTTCTAATTCTTCTTTAGAAACCATACCGCCCTCAACAGTAGTATATTGAAAGCTAGACCATTGATCGTCTTGCTTACCTTTAAGATACATTTCATAAGCCCAATTACCATAACCTTTAGGTGTTCCACACATTAAAACATTTCCTAATGTATCTGATACTGATGCTCTTAATACTTCAAACCAAGTTCTTTTATCTATATCTGCAAACTCATCTAATATTAAAAAGTTTAATCCTGTACCTCTAAGTGCATCATAATTATCAGCACCTTTTAATGATATTGTACTATTTGTTTTTCTTATGCGGATTGTAAGAGTTGTCTCGTTTATATCTTCAATCCAATTAAATTGATTAAGCATTTCTTTTAAATTAGACCAACATATCTCTTTAGCCATTTTAAAAGTTGGTGCTACATACCATATCTGCTGATTTGGTTGTGATGCGTATTTCATCATCTCAGTAATACATAAATAAGTCTTACCGAATCTTCTGCCTGATATTAAAACTCTAAATCTTTTCTTTGACGAACTAACTTCGTATTGTGGCTTAGTTAGCTTTATTTTCATATTAACTATCTGATATTTTCTCGCACCTAAAATTTACCATGATTTTACCACTTATAACTTCGTGCATACCTAGTTCTTGATTTATCGTAATTGCATTCAAATATCCAGCAGTAGTGCAATCAAAGTAGTTATTAAATGGTTTAAAATCAGGATATGGGTCAGAACATTGTTGATAAACAGCAGAACAGATTTGTAAAATTAAAATATATTTCATAACCAGTTAATTATTCCCCAAATGCCAAAAATTAAATACATAGTTTCCATGTACAATCTTGGCATTGATTTAGACCTGTAAGAGTCGTAAATCCATATTGCACAGGACATTACCGATAAACACCAACCTAAAGATTGAAGATAATTTATTTTAAATGTTGTTAGTATTATTACACTACAAAGTGCTAAAAGGAAACCACACCATCTCAGCTTTCGTATTGCACGATTTAATCTGACCATTATGTATCTCCATAATTATTTACTCAATGATATGACTCTGATGATTTTTTTAGCACCCATATAGATTTCTGTTTCAGCTTCTATCTTCTGACAGCTAAATCTTACATTATTTGGATTGACTTCTCTCTCTGCTAATCTTTTAGATTTTAAACAA